GTACAATCGGCATTAACCGGTTGCTTATGACCAAAGTGTTTGGTCTGGATTCTGAAAAGAATCCGCGTGGGCGGGGAAGTGTTAACCCGCCCGTACCCCCAGTGGTTGGGGGTGGGAATGGTGGTGTGGTCGAGCAAGGCTTGCCCATCGGAAGATTTCCGGTGGTGCCCCACGGTGGTTACTATCGTAGTACCGTGGGTTTGCCTGGTCTCGTCCATCTTTTCCGAGTGCCGGTGGAAGTTATGGCCAATGCCACTTCCTTCCACTTTGACAAGGAGGAGGTACACCCTGCCGGAAGGCAGCTAATCCGTTTTCACCCCCCTCTTCGAGAGGGGCTCAAACGGGGCAGCTACTACGCACTGTACGCAGAACAACTGTTACAGTACGTAGCAAAGTTACCCAAAACAAGGGCCCGGAGTAGGTTCTATACGAACCTTCGGGTCTTGCGGTTTATCCGCGCCGCATTCGATGCCGTTGTGTTAGGGATCCAAAAGATCCGTAAGAGCGACATTCGTGCGGGACGGGTTGGCGGTTTTAACAGCCGACAACTTAGAGTCCTTCGTCGATGGAAGGCGAGGCTGGTGGGGTTCCCACTCGCCGCGGCCCAAGAAGCGAAGGAAGCAGCTGCTCAAGCAAGAGAGTGGTACTACGGGGGGCCGAGGCCCACCGCACCCTTAGCAGGGTTCACAGACATGAAGTACCAGTCTCTGCAGTTCAGCTACTTGTCTCGTGCTCTTCCTCCTGCACCTCCAGACCCCGTTGGGATGGATGCGCTAAAGGAACGACTCACGTCGGAGCCGAGTCAAGAGGACCCTGAGTGGAGGGCTTGGGTGGAAACGTATGTTTCCGACTTCAAGCCTGCTGGGCAGCCGCAATGGGCGACTGTCCCCTCTGGAAACGGCGCCTTGGGTTACCCAAGGCGCCTGGGAGGCCACGAAAGGGGCGTGCAGGAGCTTACCATCCTTGGGTTGGCCAGGAGGCCCGACCTAGTCAAGCGACTAGTCGAGGTCTGGCTGCCCAGGAGGGTAAAGAAGCCGACCGATCCTCGGAGGGGGTTTTCAACCCCGTTCGAGGGCAAGGGAGGGGGGTTTGAACTTAAGTCCATACCCGCCGCCCCGAGGCGGATAGCTTACTGCAAGGTCTTCCAGGAAGCCCTGGAGGACGCAGTCGGTTACGTGTTCCAGTATCTGGAAGTCATCCCTGTACTCGCCATTGAGGCCGAGGAGAGGGGACTTAAAACACGGTACCCGACCTGCTGCTTGACTGCTGTTAACTTAGTTCAACAGCAGCTGAGGCGCGCGTCCGACTTTGTCCAAAAGAACGACCCAAGGATTAGTGAATCCTTGGGAGGGAAGCTGGACATAGACCTTAATGGATTCCCCGGGGACTGGTACAGTCAGGACGCCACTGCGGCGACTGACTTCCACCCGCAGTGGCTCACGCAGACCTACTACGAGGTCCTGGCGGGCCACTTCCCGGAAATCCAGAAGTATGTACCCCTTTTCCCGAAAATCTTCGGGACGAAGAAGCTACTAACGTGCGATCCCAGCGAACTCTCCGGCCCGCTATGCGGGTGCGAACCGGGCGTCCCCTTTGGGGGACGGCTCGACTTGGAGCGGTTGGCTGGGTTTCTCATAGGAGAGAAAAGTGGTGGCGAGTTCCCTAACTGGGAACTGGCCGTCAGAGGGGCTTTCGACGACTGGCTCGAGAACCTCAATGACGAACCGGGAGTCTTAACCAGGACGGGGCAAATGATGGGGGACCCATCTAGCTTTCCAGTCTTGGGACTCCACACCCTCTTCAGTTTGGAAAAAGCGGTCAAGGAGGTTGGATGGAGGTATCCTCCACCCAAGGTTCCGCGCCTCAAAAAGAGACACGCCCCGTGCAAATGCTGCGGGGACGACGCGCTTATTCCGAACATGCACCCCCGCTTGAGGGAGGCCTACGACCGCAACTTTGTTGCTGTCGGAGGCCGCCTTAACAAGCGGAAGTCCTTCTACCACGTATCCAGGGGAATCTTCACAGAAGTACCCTACGTGTGCGGGAGGCCACAGCCGATTGAGAGTCTCTCAATCTGGGTGGCCCCCCCTGGGGGTAGTAAAGGGGAGGTGACCTGGTGGACGCAGTGCCAGTCGGCGCTCGACCACAGGACTCAGTTTGGTACGTCTCCCATGTGGAAGTACCTTGCTAGAAGAAGCCCCTTCTGGTATAACTGGCAATTCCTGGCGGAATGCGGTTATCCAGTTGGGGCACCCGTACCGTGGGGGGGGCTGGGGGCGCCAGTGGCGATCCCTTACCACCCACGGACCTGGCGTTGGCTTGGTTACTTGAACCAAATGCCGGTGGCCGACCTGTTATCAGGCGCCCACTTGCCAGTGAGCGCGACTCCGGACGTAGGAGAACTTTTCCAAACGAGGGTCAAGGACTTCTACGCCGACGTGCATGATGCACTCGCGCAAAGGGGAAAGAAAGTTCCATTCTGGAACCTACCCGTCAGTGTCGTCCGGCCCCCCAAAGGGGCGGTCGGAGACTTTACCCAACCGAGGCGGGCCCGTCCGCGGGCCAGCGTCGAGCAAGTTGTGTACCGCGACCTATCGGCCGGCGGCTACATCCCTGCAAGGGCTGCGAAAGGTATCCAGGTGGATTTCTGGTTTAGAGCCGGAAGGGCAACGGAGAAGACCCCGTCGATGCACTCGGCGATCTCACGGCTGAGCCGTAAGGTCGACGGGAAGCCCCTTATTAAGGGGACCTTCGAGAGGTCGTTTCCGGAGCTCTATCTCAAGAGATGTTGGGGGGCCTTCGATCGAAGACCCGACCCTGGCGAGGCCCCAGTCTATGGACTGGGGTCAGGACAGGCATCTTTAGAGACGCTTCTTTGGAAGCCAGGCACCCTGACGTAAGTCAGGGTGCCACCCAGTGCTCAAATTGAACACTGCCCAGATGGGAATTCTGGTTCTCCCCTTAGGGG